CATTTATCATTAGCGCAGAAGGCGGCTTACTGTCTTTGCGTGGCGCAGACTTGCCTTATGTCGAAGTGACGACAATCGACGAATTGCGCGAAGCATTTGTGTTTTTGTCGTCGCAAGACGCTGAACACATCAAGTCTGTTGTCATTGATTCGATTAGCGAGATTGCCGAAATTGTGCTGGCAGCCGAAAAAGGGCGCATGGTTAACGGCAAGCCTGTTGATCCGCGTCAAGCATACGGCGCGACGCAAGAGTCAATCGTGGCAATGATCCGCGCATTTAGCGGCCTACCTAAGCACTTGCTGATCCTCGCTAAGTGCGAAAAGACGCAAGACGAAGCTGGTCGGCTACTGTACCAGCCTGCAATGGTCGGCCAGAAACTTGGTCAGCAACTGCCCTATTTGTTTGACTTTGTTTTTGCCTTGCGCAACGAAAAAGACGCGGAGGGCAATGTGACGCGCTATCTGCAAACTAAAACCGATGGCTTGTGGCAAGCCAAAGAACGCGGCGGATATGTTGACGCTGTAGAACAGCCTGACTTGGGCTTAATCCTAAACAAACTCGGAGTGTAATCATGGCATTTTTAGGCACAACCATCCGCGCAGACGAATTGCCCGAATCAACAGGCGGCGACTTTGCGCCAATCCCAGCAGGCGAGTACACTGTCAGTATTGCGGCGGCGGATCTGACACCAACCAAAGATGGTACAGGGCGATACATCAAACTGAAGCTAAACGTCATCGCGCCCACGCATCAAGGCCGCGTGCTGTTTAGCAACCTGAACATCCGCAACCAGTCCGCGAAAGCTGAAGAGATTGGCCTCCAGCAACTCGGTGCGGTGATGCGTGCTATTGGCTTGGCGACCATCGAAGATACCGACCAACTGATTGGTGGTACGCTGATCGCTAAGGTCGATATCCGTACAAGCGAGCAATACGGCGCACAAAATGAGGTCAAGGCGTACAAGCCACTGAGCGGTGCAGCACCAGCCAAACCGCAACAGGCCGCCGCACAACCACAACAAGCCGCCGCGCCTGCCAAGCGTCCTTGGTAATCTAAACAAAAAAGCCGCCATGTTGTGAGCATGTGCGGCTTTTTGCATGGAGTAAACCAAATGTTAAGACCCTACCAACAGCGAGCAATCGACCAACTGCTAAGCTGGTTTGAGCATAACCCAATAGGCAATCCGTGCCTAGTCTTGCCGACAGGTGCAGGAAAAAGCCATATTATCGCGGCGTTTGTAAAACACGCCGTCAAATCATGGCCTGACACTCGCGTGTTAATGCTGACACACGTCAAAGAGTTAATTGAACAAAACGCCGAAAAGATGCGCCAGCATTGGCCTAATGCGCCGCTTGGTATTTACTCGGCGAGCCTAAACCGCCGCCATATTGACCAAATCACTTTTGGCGGTGTGCAAAGTTTGCGCAGTCGCGCCGCACAGATTGGGCACGTCGATCTAGTCATTGTCGATGAGTGCCACCTGATTAGCCACAAGGACGAGGGCGCGTACCGCAGCCTGATTGCTGATTTAACCGCAATCAATCCGCGTTTGCGCGTCATTGGATTAACTGCCACGCCATTTAGGCTTGGGCATGGCTACATCCATGTCGGCGACGATGTTTTATTTAACGCATTGGTTGAACCTGTAAGCATCGAAGAACTGATCAATGATGGCTATCTTGCGCCGCTACGCTCAAAACTGACAGCAGTTAAACTAAACACAGATGGCGTGCACCGACGCGGTGGCGAGTTTATCGAGAGCGAGTTGCAAGCCGCAGTCAATAAACCTGAGCTTAATCACGGCATTGTGTCGGAGGTGATTAAGCGCGGCGCAGATCGTAAATCATGGCTGTTTTTTTGCACTGGGATTGAGCACGCGCAAGCAGTCACGGATGAATTAAGACAGCACGACATAACCGCCGAATGCGTCACAGGCGACACGCCGCAAGGACAACGCGCCGACATCTTGAAGCGGTTTAAACTTGGTGAGATCCGCGCAGTTGTCAATGTGGCTGTGCTCACTACGGGCTTTGATGCACCAAATATTGATCTGATTGCAATGCTGCGCCCCACCGAATCGCCAGCCTTGTACATTCAGATGGTTGGGCGTGGTTTGCGCCTTAAAGAGCATTGCACCGATTGCCTAGTGTTGGACTTTGCAGGCAACGTATCTAAACACGGTGCAATTGTTGCCGTCGCGCCGCCTGATCAAAAACAGGAAAATCCTCGACTTTGCCCTGAGTGTGATGAGATTTTGCCGCCAAAGGCCAAGCATTGCTACGCCTGCGGTTTTGAGTTTCCCGTGGTTGAGCGTGAGCCGACAGAACGAAAGGAAAAAGAACTGTATTTGCGGCAAGATGACATCATGGGCGGCGAACAAGAGATGTTTGTGTCCGAAGTCGCGTGGAGTCTGCACAAGTCGCGCACATCAGGCAAGACGACATTAAAGGCGCGTTACTACGGCGGCATCGCGGACGAGCCGATAGACCACTATTTGGGCGTTTTTGATTACGACGAAAAGCCATTTTATCAACGCAAGTGCAGGCATTTTGTGAGCAAGTATCTTGAGAAATCAGGCGTATCACTTGAATGGGATGGCCTGAATCAATTTGAAGGCCTGCCACACATCCTAAACGCGCTGCAAAACGCATCCCACCAACCAGCCGCCGTAACGTACAAACGCAACGGCAAGTTTAACAACGTGATTAACATCATTTGGGAGTGACAACCATGTCGTACACACGCGAAACACTGCAACGCCGCCGCCTAACACTTGAAACCAGCATTGAAGCACTGACTAATGAGCTAAAGTGCCTTCCTATTGCGCAATGCCTGACGTGCGAGCATCGCGGCGCAGGCGATCATTGCATTAAGTTTAACGCCGTGCCACCTGAGCACATCATTGCTACTGGTTGCGACGAATGGGAGTATGACCAAATCCCATTTTAAGAACTTTCATTGATCAATCCGCTCCAATCAATAAGCAAAACTGATTAGACATGGTGGGGCGGTGTGGTATTTTAATCAGGCGGCTAGAAGGCATTCGAAAGCGGATTAGTCAACCGTTGCCGCATCATCCCCGACTACTCTTGACAGAGGTTTATATGATCAAATGTGTCGTGCCCGTGAGTGGCGGCAAAGACTCGCAAGCTTGTCTTAAACTTGCTTTGCAGCAATTCGACAAATCCGAGATTCTCGGCCTGTTTTGCGACACCAAGTTTGAACACCCATTGACCTATGCGCATATCGACCGTATGCGTGAGATGTACGGCGTTGAAATCCGCACGGTTAATGGCGGCGATGTGCCTACGCTTGTACGCAAATACAAGCGATTCCCGAGCGACGCGGCGCGTTTTTGCACCGACGAACTCAAGATTAAGTTGGGCAAGGTTTTTTATGCTGAGTTGGCAAAGTCGCAGGGTGCTGGCTTTGAAGTTTGGTATGGTATGCGACGCGCAGAAAGCCACCAGCGCGAAAAGCGGTACAGCGGTACGGTCTGCGATGAGGTCATGCCGCCACATTTGTTTATGCCGTCAAAATATCCGTTGTATTTGGACAAACTAGGTGTGTCTATCCGCTTGCCGATTGTTGATTGGTCAACCAGCGACGTTTTTGATTTTATGGGCGATGAACTGAATCCGCTATACTCACAAGGCTTCGACCGTGTTGGTTGTTTTCCGTGTCTTGCAGGGGGGGATTTTTGGAAGGCCAAAGCATTCGCGCATGATGGCTTTGGACGATCACAACGGATCGCGGTTGTGCAGTTAGCGCACGAAATAAACAAAAATGTATTCACGTCGAAAAAGTTTCGGATCAAAAATCTTGACGCAATGGTGACTGGTAAAAAATCAGACGATCACGACGACTTATTCGACCCGCCCGCCTGCATGATGTGTCAGATTTGATATGATAAGCCGCCTTCGGGCGGTTTTTTGCTGCCTGCATATCAGTAAAATGAATTAGACAAAAGTCTTTAGATTGGTATTATATTGCTATGCAAGCTTGTGATTTAGTCAAAAAATCATAGCTTGCAAATACAATTGGCTTATCAGGACAACAAGGGGTGTGTGATGTACAGCAATTATGACGACCGCTACGGTCAATCAGTCAGAGAGACATGTAGTCTTTGGGATCAGTGCAAGCAAATGCACGACGAGGTGGAGCGATTTAAGGCATGGAAAGGACTGCCAGAGTCTGATTTGCAGGACGCTCAAAAATGGCTCAATCACTATGCGGATCGCTACCAAGCCGCATACGGCAAACCATTCAACCCAAAAGGACACAGCGCATGAGCAAACTTTACTTCGGATTCGCCCTAGCTGACTCGATGTTTGTCGGCGACTGCGCAATTACTCGCAGCGTGTTGTCGCCCGACACCGCAGGTGAGATGATTGCCATCGCTAAACAGCGTGGCGACCTGATCCCGTGCCTTAACCCGTCGCACACTGCGACAATTGACGCGATGCGCCAGCGTTTTTGCATCGACGTGGCAATCCCCGATGCGCCGCCACAAGTGCAGCTTGCGCAGGGTGATAGCTTGATCGTGATGGGTGTTCGTGGCCTGCCACGGCTTACCGACCGCCACGAGTACACGGCGGACGAGATCGACAAAGCATCGTTTAGTTTTGCGCTGTATACTGTGCAATAAGCTATGCCGACCAACAGACCCGCCTAGCGCGGGTTTTTTAACATCTGGAGAATCTATGCGCCGCGCAGCAAAAGTAGACGCGAACCAAACTGAGATCGTCAAAGCCTTGCGACAGATCGGGGCTGTTGTGCAATCGTTGGCTGCGGTTGGCAAAGGTTGCCCAGATTTGCTTGTGGGATACCGCAACAGATTGTTTTTGTTAGAATTGAAGGACGGGAATAAACCGAAGTCGGCGCAAAAACTCACGCCTGATCAGGTCGAATGGCATCGGGTGTGGCAGGGGCATGTGGTCGTGGTAAATAGTGTAGATGGTGCGTTGCGAGCAATTGGCGCTGTGCTATAATTATGGCTCTATTATGACCAATATTGATAGTATGGTTTTTTGGAGCATGAAAAATGAGCCGGATTAAAATCGTCTTGCTTGGTGCGGCTATTGGCCTGTGTATCAAAATCAGCACAGATAAGCGTTTTGCTCGCGAGTTTGTGCACAACGTCATTGTGCACCCAGCAATGATGTTGTTGCCAT